ACAACGCTCCAGCAACAGGGTCTATGTTAAGTGCGCCTTTCATATTTAGGGCAAAGTCGTCCACCCCTTCAAACAACTCTTTACCAAATATGTATTTCATGTTCTCAGCATTGTTTAACGTAGCCGCTGTCCAATCGTCTGCCCACTGTTTAATACCCAACAGTTTAGCCTTTGGGTCTTGTGCTTCTACAGCCTTGAACAACCTGCTATAGTTATCTGTAAAAAGCATGTCCCTGACAAACTTGGCGCTGTCTGGAGACAACTCTTCCAATGCTCTCAATTGTGTAGCGAAAGCGTTTAGGTCAGATTTGGACAAGTTCATGGCAATATCGTTTACAGATTTGACAAATTGACCTGCTTCCCTAAAGCTCATGGTCATTCCCAGTTCAGCAAGAGCTTTGTCAACCTGTGCAGGACGGCCATTGGCAACGTCATTTAACAGTTTTTTGTATTGCCCAAGCACATTCCCTTTGAAAATTTGATTAAGAGTTTGTTTAGCCCTTACCCCACCACCCATTTTGCCAAGTATGGTATTTTCAATGTCGTTAATTTTTTTAAGAGCTGTCCTAGCGTCTTTTACAGGAGTGAGAGAGCCTACAATTTCGCCTTTGTTCTGCCGAATAAAATTCATACCAATGGCTGAGAGAATTTCTTTTTTTGTCTCTAGCCCAAGTTCGCCGCCAATACGATTGGGGCCAAAAGCTTCGTCAAGTTTGTTTATCAGTGTTTGAAACTCTCGACCATGCCCACCTGTGATAAAACCTTGAATATAGTCGTTAGCATCGTCTGTTTTTCTTTTAGCAATTTGTTCAAACAATCCGTCTTTATCACGGTACACGTTGACAAATTGCGAATATTTTTGGTTTACTTTTTTAAGTCTATCTTTAAAACCTGCAGGGACAAAATCTGACTCGTCCATCGCATTTTGTAATGATTTAGACATTTCTAAATTTTCGTAGGCTTTTTTGCGGTCCTGCGTTTTATAGGAAACTTGCCTCATTCTACGATCTGCTTCTAGCAAATCTCCCGCTGTTATTCTTGTACCTCGCCCAGTGTCAATGGCCTTGTCAGGTGGTCCAGCTCTAAGTTTTTGGCCTATGGGAAACATCTTCTTTTTCACTACTTTTGGATACGCTTCCCCACCTTTTATTTCAACTCTACTCGTTATTCTTGAGTGCAGGGGGTTGCCAGGACCAAAAGCATTTACAACGTCATCTATTAATATTCCTGTGTCGTCTGCTATTTTATTTAACAGATCAGATAATTCTTTGTTAGTAACATCCCTACCTCCCATAGAAGAAAACTGGCCATAATATTTTGGACCTTCAAATACTTTCTGCCCCGCATCATATTGCTGCCTGAGCCTTTTCTGTGCAAAGTCTTTAAAATTTAAGATTGTCGCTCCTGCTTCGCCAACCTTGCCAAAAGTTGTTTCATCAAACTTTTTAATACTACTGACAGTTTTCTTGAGCATGTCCTGCTCACTTTTGCTCAGGCTGGCTTTTAGTTTCTGCAGTGTGACAATTTCATCATCACCTGCTCTGATGGATGCTAGATAGGTATTCCGGTATTTGTTTACTATGTTGGCGGCACGGGCAGCAAACTGATCTCCCGCTTGCTTGGCACCGATACCCTCCATCTTGCTCAATAGGTTTCCTACAATTGCTCCATCTTCATTAACCAAAGTACGGACACTGAGCAACATGGCATCCTCTTTGCCAACCCTTGGGGAAACTCTTTGTTCAGCCTCTATCATTTTTTGTACGGTTGTGTTCTTAACTGGCACCTCCCCTGGATTAACTTCTTTAGCAGCTGATTTTACTCTGTTGGCAATAGAGCCATATGCGGAAAAGGGAGCGCCTAGGACAAAGGTAGCAGCACCTATTAAGGCACCCTCTGCACCAGCGTCTTTTAAAACCTCAACTGCAGACTCTCTATTGTAACCCTGTAGTTCCTGTATGCCTTCCAATCCTAAAGAAGCAACACTACCACCTGCACCAGCGGCTGCAGACCTAGCCGTTAGCCCTAGTAAGAAACTACCTGGGACAAAAGGGAGAGAGAGCTCAGCTGCCAATGCTGAAGCACCTATGGATATCTCTCTAGTGGCATCAGCTGATAAATCGTACAAATCTGTACTTGTACCGTCCAGAAATACCTTGCGGTCATCTTTAGGCTCAATGCCTAGCCTTCTCAAACCTTCAGCTGTAACGTATGGCTTTTGGGTAGAGGATTCAATTCCCCAGTTTCCTTTGCCCACTTGGTCATCAAAGACAGCTTTTACTTCTTTAGGGTTCCCATTGGTAAGTGCTTCTTGAAATCTTAAATTAAGATCAGGCACACCGTCTGTAATGTTGTATTCTCTTTCGATATCGGGGCCATATCCTAAACTTGCCATTTTATTTGGCAGAGCTTTTACCAAAATATTTGTAACCTCCCCATCTGTAAGATTGTCCAGATTTGGAACCTTTACCCGAGTACCATCACCAAGAGTCACTATGTCTTGTGCTTGCTGCTCAGACATTATTTACATACCCCTTCGCCACGATTGTTTAGTCATCTCGTCAAAACTTTTGTAGCCACTCTGAGTCAAAAGATTGTTTTTTATAGCCATTAATTCTTCTGCGCTTTTCATTGCAGCATCAATGTTTCTTCGTATTTGCTCCCTACTTGTCCAGAAACCACTTTCTGGTAATATGCTATTTAATAATGCTAATTCTTGTTTGTTAGCCTCCCTGCCAAACACGCCAGTTCCTAAAATGTGCAGTCTCATTCTTGCAACGTAGTCATTAATTTCTTTTGCGCTACTTCCAGCGCCTTCTTCTGGGCTAAACCCGAAAGCTGCACCTATAGACTCTACAGCTTGCCCAACTGCGCCAGGACCACCAGTAGTTGCTATCTCTTTAGTAAGTAGTGTTTTAATTTGGTTTCCTAAATTTATTAAAGTTTTATTAGCTTGTATGCCAGTTGTAAGATCAACAACTTGACTATTAAGCTTAGGCAACTTGGAAGGATCAGTTTGCAATGCCTTTCTACGGGCTGTCTCCGCCTTATACATTTCAAGGGCAGACTCACCAGCTGCCTGCCTCTGTGCTGCCCTGGCTGTACGATCTGCAGCTGCAGCGTTTATAAAGTTGGTAACGGGAGACTGTCCTGGACCCATAGGGGCGACAAACTCTGGTCTTGCAAGTACCCGTAAGAATGCTTGAACAGTGTCGTTACCGAGCAAGCCACCCATTCCTTCAGATAAGCTGTCTAACAAACCTTTTTGTTCGCGTCTTTTATTGTCGTACTCTGCCAGATCTGCACCATCCATTAACCCTGCCCCTAATGCACCTTTAGGCGCAGTGTACGGGCTATCCTGTATTATAAGATTAGCTAAGGCAAGATTGTTAGCGTCTAGTTCCTGCCCAGCTGGAAATTCCCTTCCTGTATTGGGGTCTATGGAAGACGCAACAACATTATTTGGACTCATTAAAGGTTGTGCAGGAGGTATAGTCCCTACTTCAACATTTTTAGGGCGTACATCAATAACAGTTGGGGCTTGCTGGTTATTAAGCAACCCATATACAGCATCTGCATATTCTAAAGGGGCAAACCCGCCCTCCCGCATCCTATCAGGAGCATCCCGAAAAGCTCGACCAATTCTTTGTAATTTTTCTCTTTGTGTTTCAGCCATGTCTATCTCCTACACCAAAGACCTAAGAATCGGTTTTCTTATTGAGTTTGACAGCAAACCTTTTATTAGCTCTCTTGTCATTCCTTGGTAAATTACTGATCCTTGGGGTGAATAATAACTGGGTGCTTGGTAAGGACTGTCACCCATTATTTTACCAAATCCACTACCTCTAGTGTTCCTTTCCCCAAAGCTGGTTCTAAGTCCACCACCGCTTCCTAAAGATTGTGGTCCAGAACCTTTGCCACCTAGTCCACTGGCTTTAGCTAACGCTTCGTCAAAATCAAAGTCATCAAAAAAGTTAGACTCTAAAGGAGCGGCACCATCACGGGTAGGGTTGCTGAAGTCAAGGAGATCATCGTCTTCTTCTGGAGCAGCAATTCCTTTAATGTCTAGTTTTCTATCGCGTTCTGCGTCCGCTCTTTCAGCTTCCCTGTTCATTTCCATGATGGCCAATACATTATCAGCATCAGAATTGACACCTGGATTGGCGTCAAACTCACCAAATGCTCCGTCGTCTGGGGATACGCTACCCATGTCTAAGCTCCCACTGCAGCATAGTTGACTCTCAAGTAACCATCACTGCCCCTGCTAACAGCTTCTGGCATAATCTCCTGTACCTCATCTGCCAAGACACCGTATTCTGCTTGATCCCCGACAATCTTCTTAGCCTCAGCTGTCCACTTCCAAGTATATAGCTTAATGCCGTTGTCAAGTTTGCCAACTTGTTTAATGTTGGTTTTAAGTCTAATGTCACTGAGTCTGGCAATTGAGGCAACATTTGCAACTCCTCCCAAAGCTTGCTGGAACGGACTTGCGCCTCCTGAGAATGCCTGTGAGGTAAAGCCAGAGCTTTGGTTCTGGAAGGTTGTTGAAGTACCTAGTCCAGCCAAGCCACCTAAGAGGTTGGCCAAGTTCACAGTTTGTTCTCTCCTGGCCTCTTGCCCTTGCTGTGTCAATCGGGCTTGGTCTGCCAATCTTGCAGCTTCCCTGGACTCAATGTCTTTACCTATTGCTTCTTGTAAAGACGGTGCTGTCAATTGTGCTTGAAGCTGTTGCTGTGCAAACTCTGGCGCTCTTTGTCCAGCTGCTATCCTTCGACTTTCTGCCCTGTTAAGAGAATCAGCCAACTGTTTCTGGATTGTCTCTTCCCTCAGTTGTTGCTGACCTTGTTCCAACTCTGCCAAAGCTGTACTCCCAAGACCAAACTGACCTGCATTGATTGCCTGTGTCTGTGCATCTAGCTTGTCTCTTTCCGTAAGCCTACGCGCTTGGTTTGCAAGTGCATCAGTCTCAGCCAGGAATAGAGCGTCTTGCCTAGGATCTGCCACAGCACGGTTAAAGTCTTGCTGAAACAGCTGACCGAACTGGGGAGAAAGACCAGCTGCAGTTTGACCTACCTGTTGAAAGCCCTGCCTAGCTGCCAAGGTATCAGCTGTGTCTTGTGGGACCAAAGACTGATTAAACAATACTGGAGCTTCTGTAAAGGTACGCTCCACATTTGGCAACAACCGTTCAATAAATGGCTCTACAGGGGCAAAGGGTCTTACCTCGCCACTGCCACTTGCTGTAAATTGCTGAGGCTGTTGGACAACAACCGGTGGAGGACTGCTAAATATACCACCCATATCATAACCTCTTTCGTATAGTTACATTCTTGAACTCGTATCCCATGTGAGCCATTTTCTTTTCCCAGCCTCTACGACCAGTCATTTCCCAAAACTCATAACCCAGGTCTTTATAGTATTCTTCAATCTTAGGGGTAGCGTTTTCAAAGTCAAACTCTCCGCTGATAGCCTCTGCCAATATACCTATGCTTTGAGGATAGTGTGCAAAGCCTATTACAAAACACCCCTTAATATCATTGTTCTCATCGTAGGCAATCCATAAGTCGCTTGTTCCTTTAGAAACACGTTTAACCAGATCATTAGCATTATATATATCAGAACAACGACTACCGTGTATTGACTTCTCGAAATACCCATAACACTTTGACAACTTAGAAACTAAAGAATTGTGTTTATAATTTACAAATTTATAATTTAACCCATGCGGCAGCGGAATTTCTAAAATAAATTCCCTCTCCTGATCCAGGGTTCCAGACAGAGCCATCAGCATATCTTATATCGCCTTGTTGTGGTTTACTAGGTTCTTCAAAAACTACATCTATATGACCATCTCTTAATAAATCTAATACAGTTTTAATTTGTAAAAGCTGTTCGTCTATATATCTAGGAATAGCTTGTAAATCTTGAGGACAAGTTGAAGGATCAAATCTTAAAAATTCAGTCATCTGTCAGATACTACTTCTGCTTCTACAGATATACCAGACAGGTCAAACTGGGTATCTGCTTCGCCTTCAATTTTAATAGCTATGTATCTACCTTTTACCCTACAGTCTACCTTAAAGTCTGTACCAATCTCAAACTCTACAGGGTCACTGTAAGATACACCTTGGAAAGGTTGAAACTCAGAGCCTACACTTATATTAACCTTTCCTGTACCCTCTATCCTGGGATACACTCTGGTAACTGATTTAACCGCATCTGTCCTACCAGAATGTAATCCTACCCGTTCCAGCTTTGTTAAAAAACTTGTACCGTCAAAGGTAGTGGCAGAGTCGGCTAGGTAAAGTTTAGTATCGTTGGTACCACACATTAACAAAGAATCAATAACAGGGTTGTAGGGTTCCTGCGCCCAGTTAAGAATAGTCTTATCCCAAGTTAAGGTCGAAGCTGTCCAGGTGTTTGCCAATGCAGGATTTACAACGCCTTTGGCAATGTAGTTGACCCCTGGTAAATCTCTGGTGGACCAAGTGTTATCCCTATAGTTCCATATTAATGCCGCATCTGGGAAATCATTAGTTGCGTTTGTACGGGGATAGCATATCCACACTTCTGATTTAATCTTATTGTGGACCATAAAGGTCTTATGGGCAGCACCTGAGTCAATCTGACCGAATAGGAAAGTTTTAGCCCTGTCTTCAATAACGCTATTGATTGAGTTACCGTTGTGTACGACAACATCATCCGTTGTCATTAGAACGTGACTACCGTTCCCCAGATCAACCACAGCATCCTTGGCATACAAACCTGTGTCTTTAAACCTTTGCCTAAGTTGAAAGGTAAATGCGCCACCGACAAAGTTAAGAGCGTATATGCTATCTTCTAGGTAGATTATTAACTCGTTACCCAGCTGCATAGCATTTAGAATATGTCCCTCAGCTGAGGATATAGAAGTCTCTGCAGATGCAGAAGCTGTACTAGCAGTGTTCCAGGTGTTTGCACCGTTAGTGGCTGCACCAGCTGGAATAGCGTCACTCCACCTAATTGTAAACGGTTTGGCTGTACCAGAGTCAGTTAGGTTAAGAGCTACTAGGTGATTTTTAAACGGTACAATTGCTTTACATAAAAGTGTTCCTGGCCAATCCGGCAAATCTGTAAATACGCTACCTGCCTGGGTTAAACTTTGCGGTACATCTAATCCGTTTGTTAAGACACATACACCACCAAGAATACCACCGCACCAGTTGTTTTTAGTTCCTGTTAAAGTTGTATACGCACCACTGCTTCTGGTGACAGCTGCATGTGTTGTACCTGTAATTTTATTAAGAGCAGTTGCTGATCCATATATCCAAAGTTTGTTGCTGCCTTGTACAAAATTAATAGCCCACAATGGAGGAGCCAATGGTGTGCCTAAAACTTGAGAATGCCCTAGGATTTTAGCAGCTTTCCCATCTACAAATCTAGCATTCTGAACATCGCTGAAAAACGATGGGGGCATGTCATAGGGTGACAAATCTTTATTAAGAGAAAAAGCACCTTGCTTAGAAGATATGTCAAAAAGTTGTTTAGCCATTTCCTGTTGTCTCGTTTGTTGTCCAAACTACATTTTTAAACTCTACTAAAGCAATATATTTGTCATCATCGTCAGTTATTAAATTTCCACCGCTTTCTTGTATAATGGTAAAGTTGTCAACAACCCAGTTAGTTCCTCCCGTTTTACTAACCCTATCTCCAATACCTTCGTCTATTGTAGGTTCTGGAAACTTAGTAGCTACGCTACCCATTACGAACCCCTACGGACCAAAGACCCTGGATCGCCTTGTACAGTCATTGTCATTACATTACCACCGTACCTAGATTTTTCTTCAGATTCTTGTATTTCTGTCAGTGTTCTGGTAAATATAGAATCAAATCTTTGAATTTCTCCAGAGTCATTTAAGAATATTGCACCTTCTAGGCAAGCTCCATATAAATACAAAGATGGAAATTCTGATAAAATATTATTAGTTGTTACGCTATCTGAAAGATTATTTAATTTATTGTAGTAGATTAATTCTATTGTATACGCAGCATCTGGAGTAGGGATAATTTTGATAGACTTACCTAAGCTAGAGTAAGCTCTGGGAGAACCATTAGCAACACCTCCATATTCCCTAGTGCCTGATTCTGGAGTTACATACGATAAAGCAATAGTGTTATTGGTGCTAACTTTGCTAACACTCCTGAGTTCTATGAGGTCAGCGGGTACATCGTATATATCAGTGCCAGACGTTGTAGTAGTTGTCACCCTGCTTACGTTTGCCCTTGCCCTCAGTTCTCTGTTAATACGGTTTTCTGTAAGCGTTATAAAATCAGGTATGACACTGGTAAGGTCATCCCTGTTTAGATAGTTTGCCACCGCTGACTTGAGTTCTGAAAACGTGGAAAGAGCCATTACAGTTTACTTTCGTTAGTCCTAAAAAATCTATTCTCAGGATCGTTAAGAAGCTGTCTAATTTTAGGCCAGTCATTTTTGTTCATAATGTCCACGCCTAATTCACGCTTCCACTTTTCAATGACCACTAGAGGGATACTGGCTACTTTACGCATACCCGCTGCGTTTTCACCAATGCCATACATAGAGTCGTTGTTCTGTTCTTTTTTATTAAGCTCTAGGATAGGCTTTATATCTTGTACACTATTTAGTATAGCCTTGTCTTCACTATGGTCATACTTAAATGTTGTTCTAATAGGATCGTTCATTTTTACTCCTAATAGAGGGAGGGAATTACCCCTCCCCCTGATTAGATTATGCTAAGTCGAGAACAGCACCGTGAGCTTTCTCGTTTTTAACTACGAGAGTATACTCAGCAATGATTGCACGCTGTTCGCCATCAGATGTACTGGCCACTTCACGCTGGAAGAACGGACGTAGGTAAGCTACTCCGTAATACTCAGGGTCAAGGAGCCAAACATCACGGGCGCGTTGGAAGCGGTTAGGGACAACGGCCATTTCGCCAAAGTCACTAACATAAACATCCATGCCACCAATAATACGTTGGTCAGCTGTATCGGTAAAGTTGGAAACACCACTTGCACCGCCTACACCGACAAAGCTAGAAAACGTCTGCTTCTGGGAAGGAGCCATCATTAAATATTTAATGTCAGCGCCTTCATCATAGGCTGAAACAATTGCTGCTTTCAACAACGTCTCTGTGAAAGCACGGGCTGAACCGTCTGAACGAGCAGTTGCTCCAGCACCAGTTCCTTGAGAAGCGTTTGATGCCTTATCAATATTCGTATTGATCCATGTGGTCAACGAACCAAGCTTACGAACAGTGGTATCTGCCGCCATCGCAGCTTTAGCTACGTTGACGCCAACCATTGCACGTTCCATGTCACGCTTTAGCTCTTTAGAGCGTTTTGACATTTGGTAAGCAAGTTCTTCCTTGCGACCAGCTTTGGAAACAGCATCAAGAGTACCCGATACCAAAGTAGTCTTCAAGCTGATTTGGCAAATGTTGCCAACACGGGTAGTTTCCGCTGCTTCGGCTGCAGTTAAGGTTGCACCTTCTTCGTTAAAGTTATCAGCAGCTGCTGCTAAAGAATCAGTCTGCCATTCGTGGTTTACAGCAATCGCATCTGTGCGACCACCCATTGACATAAACGGAGTATCCGTTGGTGAAATGTCATAAATAACATTCTCAAGGTCTTCTCGCAGACCTTTACTAGAGAATGTTACTGTCACACCATCTGGTTGTGCCATGTTTACCCCTCCTAGGGTTTAAGTGATTAAGTCCAGAAAAACATCTGCAGCATCCCTTTGATTACCTGTTTTCGATAGTCTCTCTCGTTTTGCCTGTACAACCCTTTTGACCTTTTGTGATTTAGTCTGGGGCGTGCCTGACTTAACGACTTTGGGAGCAACTTTAACTTTCTTAACCCCTTTAGCTGCATTGTCCTGCAACATTGCTTTGTGCAGTACCAGTACAACTCTGTGGTCACTGATGCTATCTATTTCGTTTTCTGGAAATCCTAGGCTAAGGGCATAGTTCCGAATGTCAGTTTTTAAATTAGAACCAGGATCAGCATACTCTGGCAAAGCTGCAGAAAGCAATTCAGCTTCCTTCTGCACCTTCTCTGTAAGCACCTGTGTAATCTCAGCCTGATTCTGTTGATGCACCCTTGCACGCTCGTTGTTCAGTTGAGATATCCTATCCTTTGCCTCTTGATACTCTAAACGCTTCTCCATGTATTCCATTGGATCATCGTCTTTGAGTTCTTTCCAGTTAATGTCTTCAAACTGTTGTAGTTGGTAGTTTTGGTTTTCAGACATTTGCTCCAGAACTTGCGCGTATTGGTTACGCTCATTCTGAACAGCTTGTAGATTAGCTTCGTAAGCTTTCCGTTGCTCTGCAAGAGATTGCGATTTACGGGTGTAATCTGATTGCCGCTGATAGCCATCTCGTAACTCGTCCAGAGTAACCTCAAACTCTTCGCCGTCTACTTTAACAGTGTAGGCTTGTGGGGTTTCTGTAGGAGCTTCCTCGTCAGCTACCTCGTACTCTTCTGCTTCTTCAAAGACTTCCTCTTCGGCCTCGTCATCGGCCTCAACTTCAATCTCCTCAGTTGCAGGTTCTTCGATTGCTTGTTCTGGATTAGTGTTTTCCTCACTTCCAAACATGACATCGAACATGTTAAGTTGTGGCTGGTTGACTTCCCCATTGGGATTGGTCGGTGCCTCACTCATTGTTTATCTCCGTTTTCAATTTTGTCGCTGTGTATAAAAGCTTGCAGGTCTTCCTTTACAGAACTCAAAGCGTTTAGCTTCATCCAGCAAAATTCTCTTTCTTCTACAGTATCAGCTATGGTCCATTGTGTTATTAAATCGTTACTTAGTGTTTCTAGCATTTCCTTAAACACTGGGTTCTCTAGGACAATACTAGCTTGATTAGCTTTTTCTCTTGCTAAAGTTGATGGGTTGGGCATTGTTATTTAAATAAATCCTTGAAAAATTTAGCTGTCTTGTCTACAGCTTTACCCATAGTCTTTAAACTATCTTGTTGGAATTGCATTTTTTTAATAGCAGGACTATTAATATTTTTCACAAAAACTTTTTTTCCATTTGGTAGTTTGATGTATCCACCTTGTTTAGTACCCATTTTATTTTTAAATGGCGTTGTCATGGCTAACACTGACACTCTGTACAGCCACATTCAATTCTGTTTCCTAATTTCTTTTTCTTTTTGTTCTTAGGCTTTTGATTGTAAGGTTGTCCTGGGGGCATTTTTTGTACTCCTAAGTTTTTATAATAAAGTTAATGGGCTGTACTTTTAAAACAGCTGTACCTGCAGATGCGGTAGCTGTCTGGGAAGTACCTAGGGTAAACCCGCTTCCGACTCCTGCGGGAAAAAATGTTCTAAAGTCTGGAACATTAAAGTTACTACCAGACCCGCCAAAAGTAGTTCCTATTACTCCAAACAAAGCTGAAAATGTACTGGTTGAAACAGCTGACCCATCACACAAAAGCCAATCTTTTATTCCGCTGATGGTTTCTGTGGTGGGGGTTGTGTTAGATGCCCACATCATAACACTTCCTGTTTCAAATCCTAATTTGTTCAGTTGGGCAGATGTGGGATTAACCGCTGTTGTAGCTAAGTTGGGAAATTGAGATTGAAGGACAGACTTGATTAATCGTATATGGTCGTCGCCTTCGGATATGTTATCACCAGCTGCAGGGTTAGATGTACTTAGCTGGCTAATAAAGGTGGCAGATTCTACCGTCATTTACCTAGTCCTTAGTCTATTTTAACATTATTTGTAACAATTGTCAAGCTATAGTGACATACCCTTTACAGTTGCTGGCGAACCAGCTGCTATTATATAGCCAGCTTCTAGCTCAGTTTTAGGATCATATAATTTTAAAATACAGGTTGCTGCATCATTATGGTCTTTGTAGCTGCCAATTACAGATTTAACCGATAGCTCAACAGGTGGGTAAAACCTACTGCAAAAACCCTCCATCTTCTTTTCCATTATTGTAGTGGCGTACTTTTCCCTAGTTTCTGAATCTGCCAAGGCAATGTCCAGTATATCGTCTTCATTAGCACACATGAAGAACACCATAACCTTATCTCCCTTTGCCCATATTTCTTTGGCAATTGCTGTGGGAGAAATTAATAATAACAAAAGTGTTAAAAATATAGTTAGCTTAGTTACCATAGTTTACTCACCAGGATCATGCGGTAATTGGGATACCCACCCACTTGTTAAATCAATTGCGCGAAGTGCGTCAAGGTCATCAGCATTTTTAATTGATGTCATTAATGTTTTTTCTTTAGCATACGCATCAGCTATATGTTTTTCTACTGCAGTCTTTAGCGCATCCATATCAGTTTCAACAAACTCTGGTTCTGAACAACAAGTAGTATCTACTCCATGAATTTTTCTAGTCACTGTGCTGTAGCATTTCCAATCTGACGTACCACTTGCACGGAAAATTGCATTCTGAGCTTCTCTATCTGTGCTATAATATTTATCCCCGCTTACAATACCAGCTGTTTCAGATTCGTAACGGTGTTGGGCAATTTCTGCTAGGGCTTTATTTTTTGATTCGGTCAGAGACAAATCATCAACTTCTGGTGTAATTTTCCAGTAGTCACCGTCAACTGCGCCTGTTTCTCCATTTAAATGTTGGTATGCTTTTAATGTAGGATTATCATAGGTAATATTACGAAGCGTACCAGCATCACAGGTAAACGGCAAAGATGGTTGTGCGTTTCCACGCAAATCAGTTAGGAGTTGAAATTGTTTATCCCATGAACCTTGGTGAACAAGAGAACCATTTTTTTCAAGAGCAATCATAATTTTTCCTTACCTAAAAAACCGCAAATGCTGGCGGAAACTCGCCGTTTATCTGCAAAGCATTCGTCGTCACTAGTGAATAGTTATTCGTTCCCGTTGCGTTGAAATTTGAGCTACTGCTGCGGACCTTAAATCCGTTACTGCAAAGATCGACATCTGTTCCGTAAGTCACAGAATTACTATTGATCGTAAGTGCATCGCTGATTGATGGCTGAAACCCCAGAAAAACAAATGGTCCATT